TTTGGTCTTTGACCTCTTCACTAATGATCCCAGTTTCAAATAGTTTATTAAAAACATCACTCATCGTGTTTCTCCTAAGTTTATATTACAGGCCTTTAATAACCCGTAACAGTTCTTCTCTAAGATACTTTTGTGCCCTTGTATCTTTCTGTACCTCAGAAGCCATCTTAATCATTCCATAACCACCCTTTGTATTCATCAAGTGTTCATAGATTGGTGTGGGATACGCCCCTGGAGCACTAGGTTGTGCTACCACGTCAACTGTGATAATTTCAAAATCGCTAACTTCACCATTGGATTCGCTAACATTTCCACTACCTCTACTGGATACTCCTAATTTAACTCCGCTTTCCAGCATTGTTTTAACTAGGTTACCCATAGGTGTCGGCAAAATTTTCATTTTGCCAAAACCGTTAGGACCGTCCATCCAACAATCAGTAATCATGTGGGACACACGGTCCAAATTGACTTTTAAATCATCTGGGTGATCAACTTCACCAAGAACTGAATAACCGCCTGAAATTTGATCTTTTAGAGTCTTAACAGCGTTGCCTATCTCGGAGACAGGGTAGATTCGCTGATTTGCGTTTTTCACACCACCCTGAATACAGATGCCTTTAAGATACAGATCTTTTTTATCTCCTTCTCCTTGAGACTCTAGGGTGACCCTTGCTTGGTCAAACGTCAAATTTTCACGCAAGTATGCCATTTAGCAAACTCCTTTAATTACTCAGCACTCTTTTTAACAGATGCTGGTTTTAGACTGTCGCCGGCTTTTGAACCTGGTTCATTCTCGAAAGATTTACCCATGTCCTGTGCCTTTGGTGCAGTACCGCCCTTTTCCTCTTTGCTTTGAGCAATATTCTTGCCGTCAGCACCAGAATCAGCGCCACCTTTCGATGCTACTGGACTGGCTGAGTTATCAGCGCCTTCTTTGTTCGACGGAGCAGAAACTTTTTCGACATATTCTCTCATAGTTTCGCCAGCGGTTTTGTCTGTTGCTTCGTCTTCAGTTGACTCTTCAGTAGGAAGTACATCAACTGCCTCTTCGGCGTCTGAATCCATTTCAGGTTCCATAGGCTCGTCTTCTTTATCGCCTTCTTCACCTTTGTCGCCCATCATTGCTTCAAATTCTGCTTTTAGATCATCTAAAGCATCTTGTAAGTCAACAACTTTGGACTCTAAATCTTCATGGTCTTCTTCGTGATCGTCCATTTTGCCGTCATCATCAAAATCTTTGTCACCTTCTTCGCCATCAGCGTCAGCAGTAACATCATCGATCATGTCATCAGCAGGATCACCACCAATTTCTTCGATTGATTCATCGTCTAAAGACTCAGTAGTTTCTTCTTCTTTTTCTTCGTCAGTTGCTTCTTCTACTTTGTCTTCTTCTTTTTTATCTTCTTTTGCAGTTTCATCAACTTCTTTATCTTCTTCTTTAGAAGTTGCTTCATCGACTTCTTTGTCTTCTGCTTCATCAGATTCTATCAAACCTTGATAGATCTCTTTAGACTTTTCTACAACGATATCATGGAATAGGCCTTCGGCTTTTTCCTTTTCTTCGTTAACTAGAAGGTCTAATAATTGTTCAAATTTACTTTTATCAGACATCTTTGTTCTCCTTTATATGTTAATTTGGCAAGGCTGTCAATACTATTTACAAAAAAACCAGTTTTACCGGTCCAAATGGTGGTAAAATCATGGTTTTTGTGTATATTTACTTATCAAACTGCTTAATTAACTCCTTATAACTGATAGTTTTATAGTTTTTAAAGTGATTTAAGTTATTAGGTTGATAATCTTCAGTTGTAGTTACCCGCACAAATTCTGTATCGCAGTGTTCTCTTATGATAGTTTCTGTTTGTCTTAGCCAGTTTCCGTAGTATGTTGCTGGTTCATGTGCTCCTTTATAATTAGGAGTACCAGCATATATATTGTTTACTTTTTTACCACCGTTTAATCCTATATAATCAAACCCTAGCATATAGATTGTTTGCATACCATCTAAACAGGCTTTATATAATGCAGTAGGTCCACTGCTCCAACCCTTTGTAGGCTCAAAATAATGTAATCCTACATACTTTTCGTATGCTTTATTATAGTTGGTCCACACTTCTGTTTCGAATTGTATGCGGTAATTCACTATTTCATGAATCATCTTAGGATCAACTGCAATAAGTTTGTTGGGAATAAAGTCTCTATAAATGGCATTACAGGCGTAGATAGTGCCTCGATCTATTAATTTGTTTAGATCAAAGTTTTTTCGTGAAGTACCGTTACCTATGACGTATGCCACTCTATGCATAATGATATTTACGGAAATTTAAAATTAAAGTGCCGCGGCCTGGTCCGCAGGTGGTTGACCATACATCTGTTTTACAAAATCTAACTCTTTAGTTTGCTCAAGTTCTCTAGCCTCAGCAGTTTTTCTAATAGTGTTAATTTGTTCTAGTGTAAGTCTAGTCTTGCGAGTGTCATCTTTTCGAATCACACTGATATCTCTATCAGCATCATATCTGTGATCATGACTGAATTTGTTTCCATCTTGGTCAAAATAAAAGAATTCTTTTAACAACATAATCGTATTTATGCTCCCGGAGTCGGTTCAGCACCGCCTGGTGCTGGAGTATCAGTCGCTGTGCCTGGATCAGTTACATCTGGTGCAGGATCAGGAGAGTCAGCATCTGGTGATGCATCACCTAATGTATCAAGGTCACCCTGCATTCCGCCTGGAGTTACGCCAGCGCCTCTCATCTGTACGCCAGCACCTTGATTAGGTGTAATATTATCTGCGTTTTCTTCACGCCACATAGTTTCGTTCTCTGCCATTTCTTCTGCACTTAAACCTAAGAAACGTTTTAGTGCAAAACGTTTACTCATATACGGTATCTCTTGCAGTGAAGCAAATGTGTTTACTCTTGCATTATCCATTTCACTTTGTCTATAAGAAGCAAAGTTTTGTGGAACTTGGAATGCAAGATCAAATAAATCATTGTCAATATTAACACCTTTTGCATTTAGATAAAGTTTAAACTCTTTATCAAACACATGGGTCATTAAATTTTGTAATCTTTCGCAGTATTTGTTAAATCTTAGTTCTTGAATGTATGCTGTACCTACTCTACCATCATTGTACTGTGAAGCACTGTCGTCTGCACCCGTAGGCAAATAAGAACTTGGTATTCTTAAACCTCTAAACAGTTTGTTTGTAAAGAATTTTAAGTCATCAATTTCACCTAGGTTAGTACCACCTGGTAATGTTTCTACTTTAGAACCTCTACCTTCTGCTGTTTGAGGGAAGAAGTAATCCTCATTGATTGAAAGTGGATTGAAACTTGCATCAATTACGTTAGTACCACCACCTGTTGAACTAGGAATACGTCTTTGATGTATTTCATTTTTAACTCTTTCTACAAAACCCATAGCAAGGTGAGTTGGCATATTACCTACATCAATATAAAACACTCTACGTTCAGGTGCTCTCTGCACACGATATATAATAATAGCATCTTCTAGTAATTCTTTTTGTTTGTAAACTTTAAAAACACTTTCTAACAAACTGTTTCCGAATGGAAAGTTTCTATCTAAGCCTTCACTTAAACTAATGTGTACCACGTGTTCTGCTTCAATGGCATATTGATTTAAATGATTTTCAAAACGTGTACCAACCTGTGTAGGAGTTCCGCCTACATAACCTCTACCATATGCACCGCCTGTGGTAGTGTAATCTAAATTGCCGCCGTAACCGCCTTGTTTTGCATTAATCTGTGTAACACTTAGATTTTGAAAGTTAGGATTCATATCTCTAAGCACATACTGTTCAGGTTCTTTACCTTCTGATTCGTTAACAATAATTTTATCTAGTTTTGCAGGGTAACGTGTAACCATTTAAATGTTTCAGGATCTCTTACAAAGAAGCAGTCACCGTACTTGAATACATTACGCACAATTTTAAAAATTCTTCTTTCAAAGTTGTTTAGATCGCACCACTGTTGTAGGTACTGTTTTAAAACTTTAGTTTCTGTGCTTGTACTTTGTTGTTTGTAATTGATTTGAAATGGTGTTTTGTTTTCGTTGTTCTTCTGTGAACAAAATTCTGCAAGTATATCCAATGCCGCATTTACTTCGCTGTCTTGGTCCATTGTTTCATACTGACCATAACGTTCAATACGATTTGGATGCCCTGTGTAAACGTCAGGCAAAAATGATGAATAGTTTGTTCGAGCCGGTCCTGCACCCGTACCAGGAACTACACCGCTTTGTCCTGAAGTGTCCTCTGGTTTAAATTCTGTAAAATATCTTTTCCAACTCATTACATATTCCTAATTGCATCTAGCATTTGTTTATTAACTCTAATTAATTCATCTAATTTTTTGCTAGGTCCAAAACTAGAACTATTGCTAATATTATTTGTACTAGTATTTACCGCACTATTAGATTTTACAGGATTGTTCTTGGCTTCGTCAATCATTTCCTGTGAAACACCCATTGATTTGGCAAAATTTTCTGCTTGTGATTGGATTGCTCCTTGATTTTCTTTAGCATAGGAATCATATTTGGCACCCATTGCCTGACCTTGTTCAATCATTCCGCCTACATTTAATTTTCCGTCTTTAAACATAGTGCCTTTCATGTTTGCAAGATCACCGCTCATCATGTCAAGCATTCCACCAATTGGAGAATTTTTTGGAACGACTGCTTCTTCACCATGTAGCATGGCTAGTTTTCCGCCGCCAAAGTTTTCAAACAGTTTTCCAAATCCCATTGTGCCTTTGTTATATAATTTTATTGTGCCTTGCTGTTTTTCAAACAGTTTGTCTAAAGCACCTGCACCTTGGTAATTGTTTTTAGGATTATTTGCAAAGGCTTTGATTGCTTCTATAGTTGCTTTTTGTGCCGCCTCTGGAGTCATATTTTGATCTTCCATGTACATTCTCATAAGATCTTTAATTGAATCTAGTTCTTTAAGTTTTGACGGATCGGTTGCAAGTGTTTTTTGTATCTCTGCCATTTCAGTATAGTTTAAAGCCGCTTCAAACTTTTTACCTAGCAATCCATAAATTCCTTCTTTGATATCAAGCAAGAAGTATACAGCATCTTTTAAATAGTTTTCTATTGGATTATCTGTTGGTACTTGACTAATCGCTTGTTTATCTTTTGTTCCCGCGTCACCCTCGCCTTTGGTTACGGTTTTTGCAGTTGGTAAGTCTTGTAAAAATCTTTCCAGTGCCGTGTTTGCTAAATTCAACCCTGTTGTCATTGTGTTCACTGCACCTTTGAAAATTTGAGAATCTAAGGCTAGTTGTGCGATTGTGGATTGAAGTACTTTTCTCGTTTCTTGTGTTTTCTTTTGTAATCCAGTAAGTTCATTTAGATTATCATCTTGT